GGGAGGTTAAACCTTGCGGCAGCTGCCCAGATGGACCTCGGTGAAGCAGCTGACATAACGTCGAACATCCTGACCGGCTTTGGCAAGGATGTCTCCGAGTTGGGGCAGGTTAATGACGTGCTGGTCAAGGCGATGACCAGTGCAAACGTAGACCTGACTCAGCTGGGCGAGGCCATGAAGTACGTCGGTCCGGTGGCAAGCTCTGCGGGGATGGACTTTGAGAACACCGCAGCGGCCATCGCTCTTCTGGGCAACGCTGGCATCCAGGGATCGATGGCTGGCACCTCCCTGCGAGGGGCTATGACACGGCTGCTCAAGCCCTCTGAGGACGCCGCTACCACCATGAAGAAACTGGGGCTGAACGTCCTCGACTCCGAGGGCAATCTGAAGTCCTTCACCGAGATTACCAAGCAGCTGGAAGATGCCAACATCTCTACCGCTGATGCCATGACCATATTTGGTCAACGTGCTGGCCCTGCGATGATGGCCCTGGTGTCTCAGGGTAGCGGCGCCCTGGATGATATGACCCAGTCCCTCAAGGACAGCGGTGGCACGGCTGAGAGCATCGCCAGCGTGCAGATGGAGGGCATGTCCGGGGCAATCGTTGAAATGAAATCGGCTTTCGAGGGATTGATGATCTCGATCTCTGAGGATATTCTCCCGATCTTTACGGCGTTGATCGACAAGATCACTCCCATCCTTCAGAAGTTCTCGTCTATGCCTGGACCGGTCAAGGCTATCGTCGTGGTGGTGGGAATAATGGCTGCGGTCATGGGGCCGCTCCTCATCGCCATCGGCATGATGATCCCGGCCATCGGGGCGCTCAGCGGCGTCATGGCAGGGTTGTCGTTGAGCATGGGACCGATCACGTTGATCGTCCTTGGAATCGCAGCGGCGGTAGCAGCTGGGATTCTGATCTGGAAGAACTGGGACAAGATCGTGGCGTTCTTCCAGGACACGATTGAAAAGGTCAAGGACACGTTTGCCAGGGTGTCCGGGGTAATCCTCGACCTGTTCAACTCCAAGTGGGGTTGGCTGTTGCCTGGTGGCGTTTTCTTCAAGGCCATCAAAATGGTCAAAGACAATTGGGACGACATCTGGGCGGCAATTCGCATCCTTGCCATAGTCGCCTGGGAGAAGATCAGTGGGGCGTTCACGCAGCATTTTGGGTGGATGTTACCCGGAGGTGCGATTCACAATGCACTCATAAAAGTGCAGACTTCGTTCTCGGAAATTTGGGGAGCCATTAAGACCAAGTTCGAAGACGTTGGAAAGATGATCAAGGGCGTCTGGGACAATAATTTCGGCTGGATGAAACCGGACGGCCCGATCTTCAAGGCTCTTGGAATACTCAAAGACACCTGGATCGACACCTGGAAGGCGATTGGTGGCGCCCTGAAGGCGCCGGTCAACCTTGCCATTGCGGGCATGAACAAGATCATCGACCTGATGAATGCGTTTGAGTTTGGCTGGGAAGCCAAGAAGGTCAGGGGTGTCACGGTCATTCCTGGGTTCTCCTTTGCGCCGTTCAACCTGAAGCATATTCCACAGTTGGCGAAGGGTGGGATCGTAACCCAGCCAACCCTTGCCATGATCGGTGAAGCTGGCCCAGAAGCGGTCATCCCGCTTGGCAGGGGTGGGGGTGCCGGTACAACCGTGATAGTGAATATCTCTGGCCCGACCTACGGGTTCGATGACTTCGAAAAGAAGGTGGCTCAGGCGATCCGTGACGGCGTGCGCCGTGGTGGGTTCCAGGGCATCCTATCCCCGGCGAGAGGGTAGTAAATGGCAAACGAGTTCAAGCATGACTCTGTCGGAACATCCCTGTCGCAGGCTGAGTGGGAGGCGATAGGGACACACGTTCTCGACTCCCAGGCCACCGGGGATATCATCTATGCGTCATCCGCTTCTCAGCTGAGACGGCTGGGAATTGGTAGCAACACGAACGTCCTGACTCTCGCCGCCGGGGTTCCATCCTGGGCAGCCCCGGCGGCAGCTGCGGCAGGCAGTTTGACCGGTTCAACCTTGGCCTCTGGGGTGACGGCCTCAAGCCTAACAAGCGTTGGGACGCTAACGGCCCTGACAGTTTCTGGCGAAGCCTCAATGGCTACCCTCGACATCGGCGGGACAAACGTCACCAGCACTGCAGCAGAACTAAACATCCTCGACGGGGTTACCAGTACAGCCGCCGAGCTAAATCTAGTAGATGGCTCCAGCGCAGGGTCGGTCGTCAACAGCAAAGCGGTGATATACGGGGGTTCTGGGGAGCTTGCAGGGACGCTCTCCACGGCAGCACAGGGGAGCGTCACAAGCGTTGGGACGCTTACCTCGCTCACTGTGCAGCGAGGAGACGACGGAATAGTCATTCGTGCCAACGGAACCAACGGCAACATGGCAGGGCAATTCGGGTCGACCAACACCGATGAAGGGTATATGGACCTGGCAGATGGCGGTTCTACTACAGTCAGAATAGCCGCTAACCTGAACAGCTACTTCAACGCTGTCGGGAAAGCAGTTTTCATCGGCGATACGGCGAACACCTACATGACCACGGGACTGACAATCAATATGGGCGCAGCTGATAACGAGGCAGTTGGCCTCAAGTCCTCTGACGTTACGCACGGAGTGACGGGCGAAACTGAAGCTGACACGTATGGGACACTAAAGAAAACCCACACCGGCGATGGCGGCGTACAACTCTCTGGATATTCGTCTGGGACACAAGGGGTAAATATACGTGCCCTGCAAACCACCGTCAGCATCTCAAAATCCACATCGGCATCAGCCGCCATATATATGAATAGCAGCTTGAGGAGCGGTACTGGCCCGGGTGCCGTATCCGCTGACGGCAATTTGCTTGTCATGGCAAATGACGGGACGGTGCGATTCATTTTTGACGCCGAAGGTTCAGGCTTTGCCGACGTGGAGTGGGTAACCTATGCGACCCACGATGACCTGGCGTTGATCGTCGACATGGAGCAAGAGCTACTACTCCACGAGGATGCGGCAAAGACCCAGCGTCGGCATATGCTGGAGGAGACGGGCATCATCGGCAGGGACTCCTGGCATATGGAAAACGGCAAGCCGAGAGCGATGATTAACACGACTAAGCTAGCAATGCTCCACCACGGGGCGTTGATCCAGGCGGCAGAGCGCATCCAGTCGCTGGAATCCAAGCTACTCGCACTGGAAGGGAGAAAATAATGGCAGCAGGCGATTGCGTACTCAGCCTAGCGGTAGAAGGTGGTGAGACCAAGAGCGTGACCCTGGCCTCGGCCATACGGGGCAAGGCCAAGCTGACGCTGGACATCGACTCGGATACAGCGTGGCAGGTTCTGGAATTGAACAAACTGGCGAACGTGATACTGGCGCAGGCGAATCAGCGGCTGGAAGCCGAGGCTACATGGACTCCAGCCTCATTCACGGCAGCGGAGGAAGGGGCATAATGGAGGAAGGCATCACCCAGGCAGACCTGGAAATCCTGCTACAACAGAACGTGCTGGCAGCGGAGCAGCTGCGAAGGATCGTAGCCGAACGCTTGGTTGCAGAACTGAACGTAGACCTGACTCAGCTGAAGGCTGAGAGAGAACGGTGGAACGGCAACAGATCAGTTTCAACTGACGTCATGGGCGATGCTGTGGTCTCGGAGGGGTAGATGGCGGGACCGGGGATTGTCGGTGTCTATAAGGTTCTGGCTGACTGGAACGCCGATGGTGATTATGACGACACCTATGACGACATCACTGGTGACACCCTCTCGATGTCCTGGAGTAGGGGGAGAGACTACGCCAGTCAGCTGACCGGCAACTCCATTGCAGGTCAGGCCACGTTCCGGTTGCTCAACAACGACGGGAAATATAGCCCGTCCAACACCTCTTCAGTTCTGTCCCCCAACCTTGTCCCAGGCAGGGCGATCCAGATTCAAGCAGGGGAGGGACATTTCCCCTACGAGTTCCCGATCAGCTTTGAGGACGTTCCCAGGTGGACCGGACGCATCGAGCGGATCACTCCCAGTCCATCGGGAGATGCCGTCAAAACCTGCGAGATCGTGGCGTTCGGCTCCCTGGGATTCCTCAACCAGTTCGCCCTCCAGCTGGCAACCGAGACTGACATCACAACCAACACAGCCGTCGGGTCAATCCTCGACGGCGTAGGGTGGCCCTCGGCTGACAGAACCCTGGACACTGGGGCAACCACGATCCCCCGCTTCTGGGTGTCCGGGTTGTCCGTAATCGAAGCCCTCAGAACGGTTGAAGAGGTCGAGGCAGGATTCGTCTCGGAAGGCAAAGAGGGCAAGATCGTATTCCAGAACAGGTACCACCGCCTGACCGAGTCTACGTCCACCACCTCCCAGGTCACGTTCTCCGACGCATCGGGGGCGACGAACCCCTACATGGCACTTGATCAGGAAGACCCGCTTTCCACGATTGCCAACCACATTTCAGCCCAGGTAACCACGTATGCGGTGGCGTCCGTGTCGGCACTCTGGCTCCACCCTGAGACCGGGTCGGACTCCCCTACCCTGGCACCAGGTCAGACCAAGATATTCGAGGCGTTCTACCCCAACCCAGGCAGCACGAACAACGCCGTCGAGGTCAACGCCTGGACGACCCCAGCTGCTACCACGGACATCCTAGCCAACACTGCTTCAGATGGGTCTGGGACGAACAAAACCTCTGACATAACTATCGCCGCCACTAAATCAGCCGAGCGCATGACAATCGAGTTGACCAACTCGGCCAGCGGGGTCGATGTTTACCTGACCAAGATTCAGGCCAGAGGCACAGCTGTGACCACGAACAACCCGGTCATCGTCAGGGCTATAGATACTGCCAGTCAGACCAAGTATGGGGAACGGAAATACGAAGCAGAGAGCAGGTTCTTCCCCGACACCACCGAGGCGCAGGCTTGGTGTGACTACCACCTGGCAGTCTATGAAAGCCCGGTGGATATCTTGACCATGAGGTTCTCAGCGGCGATCAACGAAAACATCGAGCCAGCATTGAACCTCGATCTGTCCAACCGGATCACGGTGACAGGTACGAACGCCTCTCAGCTGGGGTTCAGCTCGGATTTCTTCATCGAGTCGGTCGCCCACAACGTAACGGAGGGCGGCACCAACCACGTCGTGGAGTGGCAGCTGTCACCTGCGACTGGAGGATACAGCCAGTTCTGGGTTCTGGGTGCAGGTGTCCTTGGCACTAGCACGATCCCGGCGTTCTAACATATCCGAGCTAGGGCAGTGCTAGGGCATAGCTAGGGCAGAGGTAGGGCATACAAATGGCTTGGACAATACCGCAGACCTGGACGTCAACGATGGTCACGGGTGCGATCCTGAACACCCAGGTGAAAGCAAACCTCGACGTCTTAGGAACACATGCCCACTCTGGAGCAGCCGGGATGGGGTCTAGCACCCTCTCAGGGGTGTCCATTACGGCGTTGGTGTCTCCAACCCTCGCTGACCAATCTGGGTCGCCCTCTACGGCGGGAAGGCTCCAGAGGAACGGGAATAACCTGGAGTGGTACAACGGCTCTGCCGTGGTGGGGTTGTATGCCGACGGAGCGGCGGGAGTGGCGACCCTGCGAACCCTTGGCACTGGCGCACTCCAGGCAGCAGTTGGAACTCACACGCATTAGGGGATAACTATGGCCTGGACAGCACCGAGAGATTGGACAGCGATTACTGACGGGATCGTCACAGCGGCTCAGCTGAACACCGACGTGCGGGACAACCTGTCCTTCCTGGGTGGCACAGCTGATGTTGCCACCGGCCACACCCACACGGGGGCTGCGGGGATGGGGGCGGCAACCATGTCGGCTCTAACCCTGACTGCCCTGGTCACACTAACGTTCGCCAATCAATCGGCGAACCCTGATGCAGCCGGGGAGCTGCAACGGAACGGCAATGACCTGCTCTGGTACGGGTCGTCTCTGGTAAACCTATCGGCGGGAGATGCGGCCGCAGGTACGGCGAGTCTCAGAACCCTCAACCAGGCATCGGCAACGGCGGCAGCAGCCGGGAACCATGTCCACACGCCCACGACCCCGAATCAGCTGATTCTTGATGCGGGTGTCTTCCTCAACACTGATACCGAAAGCACCGTGGCGAGTGGAACCATTGTTGTGCAGGGTGCGAGTGAGGCGTTGGCAGTTGCGTCGACGTTCTTGACGTACGACGGGTCGGGCAACACCTACACGATTCGGCTGAAATACAGCGGCCCGTCCTCTGGGACAATCGCCACCATCACTAGCCTGCTCCCGTCCACTTCCGACATTCATATCCTGCCGCCGTCAGGCACCGCTGGGATCATCACTCCCGCCGCAGCTGGCACGTTCACGATCACCGCAACCATTGAGCGAACTGCGGGATCGGCGTCCTTCAATCCCAGGGCCACGGTCTACGCAAGAGAAGTGGGTGCCTAGCGTGGAGGATCATGACTTGCTGAATAGCAAGATATCATTGAGCGTGATCCCCAGTCTGCGAGACATCAGGCGCAAGGTCTGGGCGTTGACGGTCCTGCTCTGGGGACTCCCGACGAGGCTCGTCTGGCACTGGCCCCTCAGAGGCGTCTCAGCGGCCCGCAGAGCGACGCTACGGCTCGTCGTGGGGGTTTGGGCCTGGGCGTGCGCTC